CGGTGCTAACTATGTTGCTAGAACAGCAGGAGCTCACGGTAATAACTTACTAGTCTCTGTTTGTCCTAGTGCTACGGCTTACTCACAAGAATTAGCCTCAGGAAACTCGGTAGCCTCAGCAGGCGCTGTTGGCGACACAACCGTTACGGTTGATGACGTTGATTTAGCAGATAATGTAATTAATGTTGGAGATATAATCCAATTTAGTACAACTGCTGTAACTACTGATTTTGATGATGGCGAATTATACAGAGTAACAGCTGTAAATACAGGTACAAATGTTGTAACTTTTGTACAACATCCAAGAGGTTCAGGCGGTCTAAAACGAATAGTAGCAGACAATAGCAGAATCAAAAGAAGATGGAGATATGCTGACGCCGTTGATGGCGGAGCTCCAGGAACATCAGCTTATGTGTCTGACAGATCAGGCTCAGGAGATGAAATACACGTTGTAGTCGTTGACGAAGACGGTGGTATTACAGGCGTTCCAGGACAAGTAATTGAAACATTTTCTAAATTATCAAAAGCGGCTGACGCTTTAACACCACAAGGAGATATAAACTACTTACCAACAGTAATTAGAAATAAATCTCAACACATTTATTGGGTTGACTGGCCAACGGCTGGTACTAACTGGGGTTCAAACGCAGCTTCAACAACATTTACAGCAGTTGACACACCAACTTTATCATCACTTTCGGGTGGTGCTGACGGTTCAACAGTTTCAGACGGACAACTTCAGGACGCTTATGAGAAGTTTAGTGACGCTGATACAGTTGATGTTGGTTTAATCATTGCTGGTCCAAGTGGTTCAACAGCACACGTTGACAATCTTATTACTATTGCGGAAAATAGAAAAGATTGTGTCGTGTTTGCTTCACCACAAAGATCAGACGTTGTAGGTGTAACTAACTCAAATACACAAACTAATAATGTAATTGACTTCTTTGACAACATTAGATCATCTTCATACGTAGTTTTTGACTCAGGTTATAAACAAATGTATGACAGATTTAATGATGTTTACAGATTTGTGCCATTAAATGGTGACACAGCAGGTTTAGCTGCTCGTACAGACCTTATAGCAGACAGCTGGTTTTCTCCAGCAGGTTTGAATAGAGGTGTTGTAAGAGGCGCTGTAAAACTTGCTTACAATCCATCTAAAACACAAAGAGATGACTTATATCAAGCTAGAGTAAATCCTGTGGCAACTTTCCCAGGACAAGGTACGGTATTATTCGGTGACAAAACTGGATTATCTTCGCCTTCAGCGTTTGATAGAATCAATGTAAGAAGATTGTTTATTACACTAGAGAAAGCAATATCAACAGCTGCTAAGTTCCAATTGTTTGAATTTAATGATGAGTTTACTAGAGCAAACTTTAGAAACATCATTGAACCATTCTTACGAGAGGTACAAGGTAGACGAGGTATTACTGACTTTTTAGTAGTATGTGATGACACTAACAATACAGGTGATGTAATTGATAGAAATGAATTTATAGCAGAAATCTTTGTGAAACCTGCTAGAAGTATCAACTTTATCACATTATCATTTGTAGCAACCAGAACAGGAGTGGCCTTTGAAGAGGTCGCTGGCTAATAGTAGAGGAGAATAAAATATGCCAAATATTAACGACTTCAAAGCTAAACTTGCTGGCGGCGGCGCAAGAGCCAATCAGTTTAAGGTAACAATGCCTTTTCCTGGTTACGCACAAGTTGGTGGCGAAATAGAAGACTTAGCATTTTTATGTAGGTCTACAACTATTCCAGCTATGTCAGTTCCGTCTTTTAACGTTCCGTTTAGAGGCAGATCAATTAAAATAGCAGGTGATAGAACAATCGGCGACTGGTCAGTTACAGTTTATAACGATACAAATTTCAAATTAAGAAACGCATTTGAAAGATGGCAAAACGGTATAAACAATATGACAGACAACGAGGGTTTAACTAATCCTGTTGACTATCAAGTTGACGCTTTTGTAGATCATTTAGATAGAAATGGTAATACAGTAAAATCTTATACATTAAGAGGGTTATTTCCTACGGATATAGCCGCTATTGATTTGACGTATGATGAACAAACAGCAATTGAAGAATTTTCAGTTACTTTTGCTTATCAATACTTTGAAAGCAATACAACTACTTAATATTAAAAGAATAGAAGTGGCCTGGTCTCCAGGCCGCTTCCTAAAACTATTATAAGTAGTAGTAGATAAAACAAAGGAAAATATAATATGGCTGAATTATTTGGATTTAGTATTACAAGGGCTAAGAAACAAGCCGATCCTAAACAAAGCTTTACAACAACTCAAGCAGATGATGGCACACAAACTATCGCTGCCGGTGGTTACTTTGGTCAGTACCTTGATATGGAGGGTACGGCAAAGAGTGAGGCGGATTTAATACGAAGATATAGAGAAATAGCTTTACACCCCGAGTGTGATATGGCAATTGAAGATATTGTCAACGAAGCTGTTGTCGCTAATGAAATGAAAGACGCTGTAAGAGTAAATGTAGAAAATTTACCTTATGGTAAAGAAGTAAGAAGAAAAATAGAAGACGAATTTCAATCAGTATTAAAGTTATTAAATTTTAATACAAAAGGCCACGACATTTTTAGAAGATGGTACGTAGATGGCCGTATTTACTATCATAAGATTATTGATAGAAACGCACCTGTAAAAGGTATTACAGAATTAAAATATATTGATCCTCGTAAAGTTAAAAAGATTAGAGAGATCAGAAAAAAAAGACCAGACGGCCCTACGCCACACGGTCTTGCTGTTGTAGATGAATATGTTGAATATTATCTTTACAATGAAAAAGGTGTATCTGGTACGACAACTGGTACAGGTATAAAAATATCACCTGATACAATATCATTTTGTCCGTCAGGCCTTATAGATCAGAATAAAAATATAGTTTTATCATACTTACACAAAGCAATCAAGCCTGTCAATCAATTAAGAATGATTGAAGACGCTACTGTTATATACAGAATTGCTAGAGCACCTGAAAGAAGAATATTTAAGATTGATGTAGGTAATTTACCTAAAGCAAAAGCTGAACAATATTTAAGAGATGTTATGGCAAGATATAGAAACAAACTTGTCTATGACGCAAGCACAGGAGAAATTAGAGATGACAGAAACTATATGTCAATGTTGGAAGATTTTTGGTTACCAAGTAGAGAGGGTGGAAGGGGTACTGATATTACTACTTTGCCTGGCGGTCAAAATCTAGGAGAAATTAACGATATAGAATACTTTAGAAGTAAACTTTACAGATCATTAAACGTACCAGCAAGTAGATTAGAAAGCTCTCAAGGATTTAATCTAGGTAGAGCTTCAGAGATAACAAGAGACGAGTTAAAATTTACTAAATTTGTTCAAAGATTAAGAAAGAAATTTACTGAATTGTTTAACGACTTGTTAAGAACACAATTAATACTAAAAGGTATTATAAATGAAGATGATTGGTTTGGTGTAAGAGACTCACTAAATTATGACTTCATACAAGACGGTCATTTTTCTGAATTAAAAAATACAGAGATGGCTAGAGAAAGATTACAATTAGCTAACGAAATGAGAGATTACATTGGTAAATTTTACTCATTAAGATATGTTAGAAAAAATGTATTAAAGCAAAATGAAAGAGAAATGGAAGAAATGGATAGTCAGATTAAACAAGAAATTGAAGATGGTTTAATTGATAGCCCAACTTCTCAAACTTCGGATATGGAATAGGAGATAAAAAATGGCAGACGTAAATGACAACACAAAAAACTTTATAGACCAGTTATCACAAGGTAATAATGATGAAGCTGGCGAAGCTTTTAAAGCCGCTTTAAGAGATAAAGTTGCTAATAGTTTGGATAACGCTAGAAAAGATTTAGCAGGTAATTTGTTTTCAAAAGATGGAGAACCTAATGCTGAACCTTACAGCGATCCAAAACCAGAAATTGCTGATCCAGGAACATTTAATCCAGACGGATCTGTGTCACCAACTGAAACGGCTACACAAGCAAAAGATGGTAAAGCAGAATTAGATTTAACAAGTGCTGGAGCTGAAAATGCTGGTGAGCAAACTAGTTAAAGAAAATTTAGAATTAGATTCTCAATCATATAAGGAATTAAGTCCTAAAATGAAAGAGGCTGTAAGTGATGTTTTTAAATTAGTAGAGAAATCTACTGGAGATATTATAAAAAGATTTGAAGGCGCTTGTGAAAAAGTTAGCCAACATTATAATATTAATGTAATAGAGTTAAACGATTACTTTGATAAAGAAGTAATTGAACAATTAGGAGAAAAATAAAAATGGCATACCAAGGCTCAATAAAAGTTAAAGGCAGCTCAACTGCT